TGCCGGCGACGGGCCGCAAGGAACGCATTGATCGCGGCCCGTTGCTCCGGGGTCAGGGCATCCACGCCGCCAGCGGCATTGATAAGCTGACCGACCTCAACCTGTAGGGCGGCGAACTCGCCCTTCGTCTTCCGAACACGCTCTACAACGCCACGATTGACAATCTGATCCATTCTCCCGATGTAGTCGGAAAGAGCCTTCTGCCCTTGGGCCAGCGCGGCGGCCTGATCCCTGATCGCCTTGGTGTTGCTATCGACAGATGCTTCCGCCCCGCGCTGGGCTCCTGTGAACTCATCAAGCAGCTTGCGCTGACGCTCATAGTCCCTGGCAAGCGTGCCAAGTGCCGCTGTCTGGTCAACTAGCGCACGCTCAAGTCCCTCGGAAATTGATACGCCCTTTACCGCCTCCCTGGCCGCGTCGTCGATTGCCTGGGAAAACTCGTCTGCGGATATCCGCCCGGCGTGGAATGCGTCCTTCAGATCTTCCACTCGGTCAATGAACCCGGGCAAATCGGCGTTAACGCCAAGTCCGGATATGAGATTGGAGACCTGAGATACCCTAAGCGCGATGTCGCCAAAGTTGTCCGACATCTCTTCCTGCAGGCGCAGGATTTCCCCCGCCTGCTGCTGCCGGTTGAGTTCCCTGAACTTCTCAATCGCGGTGTCAGCCGCGCCGGAGAAGTCAATCAAGGCTTGCGACGCCTTGTCCGTGTTGTCGCGGAACAGCAGCCACGATGCAGCCGTGGTGGCGAGCATGACGGCAAGGCCGGCCGGACCGCCAAAGAACCAGAGCAGACTGCCTGCTGCCCGGCCCCAGACATTCGCGGCGGCGGCGGCCCTGGCCTGTGCGGCCTCCAGTGCGATAACGGCCTGCCGGTGCGCCAGTGTCGCCTGCGCGGCCTTCGCGCTGACCGCAACACTGCCTCCGATGGCCTGCGCCCTGCGCACTTCGGCCTGCGCATCCAGTAGCGCTGCGCGGGTCTTCAGTTCGATAGCCTGAGCGTTTGCAAGCTCAGCCTTTGTCTGTGCGACAAGCGCAGCCTGCGCCTCACGAAAAGCCCGGACACGATCTCCCAGCTGCTGCGTGAGCTTGACAGATGCGAAGGCCGCGAATGCGGCGGCGACCTGCGGCAAGTTGTTGCCAAGGAAGTTAATCGCGGATGCCAGCCCAGAAGNGGCCCCGGTCGCCTCGCTGAACCGCCCGATGATCTCGGTGAGATTGGTGCGGACGTTGGTCAACGCCTGCCCGATGGTCGTATCCATCTTGCCAAATGCGGCATCAATCTCATCGGCCTGATCTTGGAGCGCGCCAATGACCTGCTCGGCGGTAAGCTCGCCCGCCTTGCCAAGTTCGCGCAGCTTGCCGATGGGGACCCTCAGCCCCGCCGCGATAGCATTAGCCAAGGCAGGAGCCTGCTCCAGAACCGAGTTAAGCTCCTCGCCGCGGAGGGTTCCGGATGCGAATGCCTGACCGAGCTGAACGAGAGCGGCCTGCGCACCCTGCGCCGACGTACCAGAGACGACCATCGCCTTGCTGATCGTCTCCACAATGTCCGCGACTCCCTGCCCGCTGAGGCCCAGCTCATTCTGGTTCGTGGCAATCCGCTGGTAAAGCTCAGCAGTCGCCTCAAGCGGTTGCCGGGTTTCCTTGGCGATGCGCAGCACGTTCTCCTGTGCCGCCACGAACTGGGCCTGCCCATCCGTGACAAGGCGAAGCCTGTTATTCAGATTCGTCCATGTGTCCGCAGCGGCAATGCCGGCAGAAAGCCCCCGCCACGCCGCCGCGATGGACACAACCTGAGCGCCAAATCGGTTTAGCGCATCGCTGGCCGTGTTTGCGCCTTGTGCAACATTCGATTCCAGAGAGCGACGGATGCGCTTGGCCTCGTTGTCCACCTCGCGCGCGGCCTTCGACATGCCTTGCGTCAGGTTTGCCGTGCGGGCCAATACATCGATGGTCAGCGTGCCGAGCGATCTTGTGGCCACTATGCCTTCTTCCGTTTCTTGGCGGCCTTCGACTTCGAGGCCAGGTTCTTGAACATGAGAAGTGCCTTCTCTGGGGTGAACTCGTCATCCCGCTCCGTCACCGGGTACGGCATGAAGTCCTTTTGCGTCAGGCGTTGCCCGTCCTGCCCCTTGATCCCGTGAGCCGCGCACAGCAGCCCAGCCAGCAGCGCAAAGCCTGCGTCGCTTCGTGCCATCGGATTCAGCGGTCCCCACTTCCTGCGGTACTCAGCCCATTGCAGGAACTCGGCTTGACTCAGGTTTCGTTTCGCTTCTGCGATTGTTCGCCCGCCGACGCCTGCGAGGACGAGTTCGTGCCAGAGTTCGTCGGCGGGTTCGAGTTTTTTGGGGCGTTGACCTCAATGATCGCGGCGAGCAACGCAGCGGCAAGCGGCTCGGCAAGGTCAAGCGCCTGCTCATAGGTCAGGATCGGATTGCCGTTCTCGTCGCAGACGTTCGTACTGATTTTGGTCGCCGCTGCTTCCTGCCCGGCCATGTGCGCCTTGATATCACGCTCGAATGTCGCGCAGGAGTTGCGACGGATATAGACCACGCCCTCGAAATCCTCCGTGGTGCCGTCCTCCCTGGTCAGCGTCCACTTGATAGTTTTTTCGACGGGGGCGCCGACGAATGCGCCAATCTCCTGCAGCCTCTTGAAGTCAAGCTTCATGTATTCCTCACCGTTGAATAGGTGGGCGGCGCGGTACGCACGGCGAGAAAACGCCCGCTGACCCGCCCGAAGTTGGAACTTGTCGCCGTTAGCTGCCCGCCGGAGTCAGCACCGGGTCGCCGGACACCTGAATGCCAACCGTCGCAGTGATCAGCGCATTCAGGCTGAAGTCGAAGGCGTAGGAGTTGACGAAGCCCTCGAACTCCAGCCACGTCCGGTTTGCCGGGAGATCAAACACGCACTCACCATTACTGTCTGCGGTGGCGACAGGATCGGTGCCGATAGCATCGGGGAAGCCGATCACCCACTTCAACGAAGTGCCCGCAGTCTTGAGTTCCAGGAGGCGAATGTGTGACGGGTCCTGCGGGTCAAGGTTCAGGGTGAAGGAAGCCGTGCCGGGAGTGGCAAGGCCCGCTTCGTAGGTGCGAGCGGTGGATTCCAGGCAGGTGGTTTCCAGCTGCTCAATGGTGGAATCAAGGCCTGTGATCGAAGTCGGGCAGCCAACCTGCACGACAGAGCAATCAGCCGGGTCAAGGAAGTACAGCTCGGTTCCTGCGGTACGCATTTACATTTTCCTTCCAACGTTGGGATGTGCCGCCTCACGGCGGGGTTTCCGACTGCCTCACGGCAGCCGTTTCGGCCTGTGCACAGACCGAATCAGGTGCCGCGTTCCACGAAGAACTCGGCAGTAAAACTGACGCGCCACAGACCTGTGGCGGGCTCGTAGTCCTCACCGTTCCATGCGACGACGTGGTTATAGTCCCCCTCGATCGCGTCCCGCAGGGCTGCGGCCACGGATCGGGCGCTGCTCACTGACTTGGCGTAGCAATCCACCTGGACGCCCATCACGTCCTCGGACGGCGGGCAGGACAGCGTGTTAGCCGGCGTGCCGTACACAAGCTGGTGGACCGCATAGGGGCGCTCCTCGCCTTGCGGCGCTGTCCCAAACGGCCAGAACCTCACCGGGTTGCTGCCGAGCAGCGCGGTAACTGCCGAGCTTTTCTTGGCAAGTTGGAAAATGTCCGGATACATCAGGTGATCCCCAGCTTGCGCAGCTCTTTGTCAATCTCGGCAGGCGCTGCCGCCGCCACGGCCTGATACGCCGCCACGGCGGAGCTGGCAGCGGCTGGGCGCATGAACGGCTGCGCTCGCGCCTCGCTGGTCCCGAACTCAACGAATCGCCAGTGAGTCGTGTTGCCGCCCGGCAGGCCGGTATCGGTCCCCTTATTCAGCGGCCTCGCACCGCCACGGACGCCTACACGCATCATCACACCGCCGGCCTCGCGCTCACGCCTGCGGCCACCACCGGCTACGGCGATGTTCTTGTAGATCGCCTCGCGGGTCTCGGGGTCGTCGATCCGCCTCGCGTTCGCACGCGCTGCATCCCGGATCACGTTCGCTCCATTTCGGAGCGCGCGACGCATGGCGTTCTGCCCGACGCGCTCCGGCAGCAGCTTCAGCTTGCGCTCGATCTCGGCCAAGCCAGCAACATTGACCGATATGTCAGCCACGCAGCTTCTCCACGATTCCCACCAAAGCGTCTCCTGAACGAATCTCGTCAAGGGACCATTGCTTCCAAGCCAGCGCGTTCGCCCAAGCCTGGCGGTCTGGGTTCGCCTGCCCGCCAAGCTCATGCGCTGCCACGGGCCACGCCATAGCGCCAGGGTCCATCGCCACGGTCGGCTTCCCGGCCAGCATGGATTCAACGCCCGTATTGCTGTTCCACGTGACAACGACCGCAGCGCCCGCAATCGCCTCCGCCAGCGGGCCGGTATCCGTTTCCGTCCCCGGCACAGCAGTCCGAATGCCGCGCCTAAGCTCGTTGGGATGCGGCCTGAAACGCACGGGGAGGCCGTACAGGGCGCTCGCTCTCTTGGCCGTCTCTGCGTACCACGGGCGCAGGTCGCGACCCTGTAGTGCCGCGTCGCCGCGAACCTGGCCGACTAGAAGGACGTAGCTTCCGACCGGATTCCACGGGAGCAGCGGAACGCCCATCTTGGCGAACCTGGCACCCCCATCGTCAGGATATTCCGGAAACTCCGCCCGTCCGTTCAGCCCATTGAGCCCGATGCTCGTCCAATAGAAGCGGTCGCCGATATAGCCCCGCTCCAGCACCAGCACTTGCCTACCCTTCTGCCGGTGGCGCTTGCCCGCACGCCACCCCCAGCAGGCCACCGCATCCAGCCCCAGCGCGTTGTGCCGCCGCAGACCTTCCTCTAACGCCTGCCGATGGGCAACATGATGTGGCGCCCTCGGGCTCAGATCGAAAAGCACACGCCGATCCCCATTTTTGAACCGTGGTCCACGAACTCCACCGTTTCGTACCGGTCCCTGATCTCGGCCCAGAGGATCGGCACCTGAACCTCGTTGCCCTTGACCTTCTCCCGCCGCCCCGTCCCCACGATGTCATGGAAGGCGATCAACGGCGCGATGTCGTGATAGAGATTCCAGTCCCGAGTGACGCCGGCAAGCGTGTGGTCTCCGTCGATCAGGACCGCGTCATACGGGCCCCGGCCGACGATCAGGCGTTTGGTCGCCGAAGTCTGCGAGTCGCCGAAAAGACAGCTGCACTTGTAGCCCCGCCGGTTCAGGTCAGCGACCGCCTTCTGTAGCGCCTGACGGGAGTCCTTCTTGCCCCATAGGCCGCCTGGCAGGTCAACCGCTACGCCAGTGCTGCCCGCTGGCAGGCTGGTCATGACCTCGTGGAAGGTGTCTCCGTGCCGCGCACCGATCTCCAGGTAGCGCGTCACTCCGCGATCACGCAGAAGCGCAATGAAGCTCCGAAGCTCGAACTCGTTCTGGCTCGGTTTCCTTCCCGAGAAGCTCTGCAATGGCATCATCTAGCCCCGCTGTCTTGAAACACTGAAGCGCCGAACCTGGCGTGCAGTTGATTACCTGTATGCCCTGATTCCGCTTCGCCCATCGCGCGTACTGCGCCAAGTGCATCCGGCGCTTCGTNTCCGCTGGTGTTGGNCAGGCCGTTGGTGTACGGGCCGAAAAAGTGCGTGCCGTGCATGTCGAAGCCCAGCAGCAGAATCCGGCTAGCCCCTTTCGACCGGGCCACTTCCAGCCCCAGCACGCCGCTGTTGACGGATACGTAGCCCGCCACCTTGACGCGCTCGACGCCCTTGACCTCGTGCATCGTGTACTTCGCGCCCGGCATCGTCAGCGCCTCCGGGAACTTCCGCCACCACGCCGCATCGGTAGCGGCCAGAAAGTCGGCCCACGGCGCGAGCTGGAAGGCGTTTCCGATGGCCCCCAGCGGGATCCCCGCCGCCCTGACGCGCTCGGCATCCTCCGCCGAAGCGGACGGACCCGGCGCGAGTAATGCCCAAGTGGTCACTGATCCAGCCGCACGCCCTCGCCGCCGACCGATACAGATTCTCTCAACGGCCACCCATTCGGCCCAATTTCTACCACCTCGTCTGGAAGATCGATGCGGATGACAAGCCCGCGCCCCCGCGCGATGTATCGACAGGGAACCGGGAACTCCGGCGGCTCTTGCGTCCAGCCGGACACTTCCACCACCCGACTCCCCTCTGGGAGCTTCCGTAGCTGCGTAATCAGGTCATCAATAAGCATCACAACCTCGCCGTTGCTATTGGTCCAGTCTCACGCCTTCCCCAGTCATCAGCGTGATGTGTTCCTTGCCACTCTCCGCGTCCGGCAGGACAGCGTGGATAGCATACCACTTTCCGCGATAGACGACGCGCATGGAGGCGTCCACGTCATCGCGGTAGCGAATGACGATCCGCCCGCGCGCCTCCGACTGCTCCGCACCGGCGGCCATGAACTCACGCCCCGACATGGGCACGATCTCGGCCCACGGCTGGGCAATCGTCACCCACGAATCCACCATCTCGCCCGTCACCGGGTCTTGCGTGATCTGCTTGGCTTGCAGCTGCACCTTGTGGCGCAGGTTGCCGGAAGCTACTGCGGGCATGTCAGGCGGCCTCTTTCCGATACGCTTCCGCGATCCGCTCGGATGCGATGGCGAAGTATTTGTCGTCGCGCTCGATCCCGATGAATCGCCGGCCCGTGTTCGCGCAGGCTACGCCGGTTGTGCCCGACCCCATGCAGTTGTCCAGCACCGTCTCGCCCTCTTGGGTATAGGTGCGGATCAGGTATTCCATGAGTGCGACGGGCTTTTGCGTGGGGTGCAGGCCTTCCTCTACGCCAAACCTCAGCACAGTTCGCGGGTAGTTCGTGAACGATTGAACGCTTGGCATCCCAGCCCGCTTGCTGTAGACGCCACCCGTGTTGGTGCGCGTAACTGTGCGTGGCTCAATCGCGACAAGCCCTTGCGGGTAGTAACGCGGCGATCCAACCCCGAACACCAGAACATCCTCATGCGCCCTCATGGGCTGCAACTTGGCGCGAAGGTGGCCGACCGGCTTGGACTTCTCCCAAACCCACGCATATCGGAAGTCGCGCAAGTTAGACGCAACGAGCATAGCCGTGAATGGATGATTCGCCGTCAGCACAATCGCCGCTTTACGCTTAGCCACCCTGCGGTACTGCGCCCACAGCGGATCAAACGGGATCACCGCGTCCCACTTGCAATCGGTCGTGCCATACGGCAGGTCGCACAGGATCATGTCGACGCTGGCATCCGGCAGCCCCGCCATCACCTCCAGGCAGTCGCCGTGGTACAGGTCGTAGTTCATGCCACCGTCGGGCGTCGAATCGTCGTCAGCAGCGCCACAGCCGCCTTGCTGGTCAGGCCGTGGCCGTACCCTTCATGCGACGGCACGGCGTTGTCGCGGCCCTCGCCCTCGCGGAAACGGTACTGCGACGCCAGTTCGAGCAGGCAGGCAGCGCGCACCACGGGCTTCACCACCGGCTCGCCGTCGCTGTCCAGCAGCGGAACAGGGTTACCGTCGGAATCCCGGACGATGTTGCCGTCGCTGTCGGTCTCCCACTCGTACAGACGCCAGTCCTCTTTCAGCCACCGCTGCACGGCCTCCGAGACTGCCGGGATGAACACCGACAGCCAGCCGTCATCGGCGCTGCCGCCGCTGTCGTAGTCCAGCCGCAGGTGTTCGTATGCCTGCTCGCGGGTGATNAGGTTACCCATCTTCGCGCTTCACCTTGACCGGAGCCGTCTTGTCGATCCCGTTTCGACCATCCCTGCCGTCGCGACCCTTG